ATATGCGCCAGCACCTCGTATCATGGTGACAGTATTCTTAATCGTAATACCAGGGTCAACAATGAACACCCCCTCTGGTATAACAATCTCAGTTGGCAACGTAGCATCATCAATAGCCTTCTGAAACGCCGCTTTGTTCTGAGAACCGGTGTTGCCAACTTTAAATCCGTAGTCTGAAAGTGTCACCAAATCTACAGAAAGTTTTTCATATACCGACATCGAGACGGCATCATTAAATTTAGGGGTATATGTAACTATTGAGGAGCCTTTATCTGTCTCTTGACTAATCAGGTCGCTCCGCAACGATGCATCCCCTACAGATACCCAGGCACCAAGGGAAACCCCACCTGTTGATTCAGGGGTTGAATTCTCAGGAACATCTTTTGGTAAAGATCCATCCCAACGGTAGTACTCGCCATTTCCATCAGGACGTTTCCAGTGAAGTGCCTGAAATCTAGTTGTTATTGAAGCACCATCCTGAAACGAATCAATAAGGGAATATCCCCATAACCCACTACTTTCAGGATCAAGAAGAAGCGGTGATCCAGAATTATCAAAACTCAGTGTTTTATTCTTTCTCCCATCCGCATCAGGTAACTCATTTATAAACGATTCAGGTACTCTCAAGCTTCTGCTTAGGCTGGCACCAGAAAGAATATCAACATAATCTTTCGTTGCTGCGTCTTTCGGCCTGGATGGGGCACGAAGATTACGAATATAGTTGTCCATTGCGTCGTAATAGTTAGCAGCAAATGACGGCTTACGTAGCGCCAGGCTAAACCAACTACGAACCTGCTGAATCAACATTGTCAACTTATCAAGCGCATCCTCATGCACCTCAGCAAAGAACTTACCCTGGTTACGGAGATCCGTTTCCTGCGTAACCGGCAATTCACGTGATATGGAAATCTGGTAACCATTAGCAAGAGCTGTTGCCAGTATTACATTACCACCTACATACCCACCTGCGCCGGTTACTGTGTAGTCAGTATCTAGCGTCAGAACAGTGATGTTATCGTTCAGGTCTACAACCTGGACTACCAGATCAGACTTCTTAAAAATCCTGAAGGTATAATGGAATGTCGTTGTAACACCGTTACCGGTGTATTCGTTGTGGTCAACTTCGGTTGAGACCGTCATGTTAAATCTCCAGATAGTCGCAGCACCCGTTGCGCCGCATATCCGGTTATTCTATTACCTGAAAAACCACATATGGATATATAACCCATAAATACGAACAGATATTACCTTTCAGGTGATTCGCAAAACGTGCTGGATAGCAAACAAATTATTTGATACTGTATATTTATACAGTTATTGCATGGAGAAGATAAGATGCAGCAGTATCACTATCCACTGGAAGACGGATTTACCGAAAGGATTCACACGCCGGGAGGCGTCAGGTCACTGGTGGAGGGATCGCACTTGATGAAATTACTCCGGGATCTCGATAAGGATGGATTTAATGTCGATGGCCCACTTGCCGAACTGACTGCACTGATTAACTACGTCACCAGCTCGCAGATGTCTATGCAGGATCTGCAAACACATCTCGACTATTGTGCCGAACAATTACGTAAACAAACCAGATAAGGTTTGCAATTACCAAAAGGAGTGCTTATATTTACCTTTGCGGTAAATTTACATCGCACTCCTCTTGTGCCATAGTAATCGGGCACTGGCAAAATCCAGTGCCGGGATTGGCGTCCCGGATTACTAAAAGGCGCATTCACCGCGCAAGCGGTTTTTTTATGCGTATAGCACGGCCACATTCGTATTATGGTGGGCTGTGTGGGGGCACCGAAAGGTGCGCCGGGTCCTTTTAGCCGGTTACGCCAACCCTGCACAGTTCACCACCAACCGATTGGCGTCGGTAGTGGTGATTAACCAGACTAAAAGGTAACCACTATGACAGCTACAAAAAGCACGTCCATTTTTTCTTTCGAATCCCAAGCCGATATACGAGTAATCGTCATTAATGGTGAGCCATGGTTTATCGCTTCAGATGTTTGTCGGGCTATAGGCATAGCAAACCATCGAGATGCTGTTCGAAAACTTGATGATGATGAGAAGGGCGTCGCTTCAACCGACACCCCTGGCGGTGAGCAAGAATCGATCATCATCTCCGAGTCAGGCCTCTACACACTGATCCTCCGCTGCCGCGACGCAGTGACACCAGGCACTATCCCCTACCGCTTTCGTAAATGGGTTACAGGTGAGGTTCTTCCTCAGATCCGCCGCACCGGAAGCTACATTAAAAACTCGCTCCCGCAGGAAGAACGCATAAAGATGCTTGCCGACCAGGTAGCCAGCGCCACGGCGTCAGCAGTGATGCAGGCGATGAAGATAGAGAACAAAACCTACAGTGCCCCGCTGAAGCCCGGCTACCGCAGCCTGATTCATTCTCCGTCTGGTGTTCTCGGCCTGACTGAGAACTCACTGCTGATGAATCTGCTGAACCAGTTACAGGAAGACGGGCATGATGTATCGGGCGCAGCGGCGGAGCTGACCACCATGTTCTGCTACATCGTCGGTGTGAGCAAATGCCTGCGTGATATCCAGACCCACGCGGAGTACATCAACGACAAGGCAGGGTTCTTCTGACGGCGGCGGCACAGGGACGTGCCTTTAAATAATTCTGTACAGATTGCAGGTGAATAGCTTACTATTACCTCACGGGTGATCCATAGCGATTAGGCACCGATACAGGAGGAGCCCACATGAGAAAATTTGACGAGTACGAAGGCGTTTAACATTCGGATAGTTTAATGACGGGGCCATTAGGCCCCGTTTTCATGTCTGGAGACAGTTTGTGTTAAGTGAAGAAATGCAATTTGCCATGGCTGTAGCTCAAATCGTAAGTGCAGTCGCGGTTTCGCTTGGCTTGTTCATAGCTATCGCTACTATTATTTATAATGTAAATACAGCGAGAAAAGTACACACTTCAGTATTCCTTGGTGAAAGCAGGTTTGATGTAGATTATAAGAAAGGCCTATCTACTATGCGCCGCATTCACGAATCGAACAAATCATTCCGCTCTTATATGTATCCAAGCAATGGGCAGGCTGATCTTACGGATGAAGAAAAGACAGAGAAGAGAGAAATAATTTACTGCCTAGGTTTCTACGAACGCATGGCTGTGAGCGTGAAGCGGAAAACTTATGATGAGACCATGATTAAGGAAGTATTTTACAGCTCCGTTGTAAATAACTATCAGATTGCGCTACCTCTTATACAAGCCATTAGAGAAAAAGAAAACATAAACACATATTTTAAAGAATATGAATGGTTGGCCACACGATGGAAGGATTGTCCATTGAAGGATAAATCCCCGTGGTACAAGTTTTGGTAAGCCCGCGTTGCGGGCTTTTTTATGGACGAAACAAAAGTTAGTGCTACACTCATTGACGCCACATTGAGGTGGCTTATAGATGGAAATTTCACAATGAAAAAAGCATTTGCTGCACTGTTCGTTTTGTTGTCTCTGGTAGCTTCAACTCAGGCCTTTGCCGGTCGTTGTCAGCACGACAGCGATACTGCTGCTGACGGCTCCCGCTGCGGTGGGCGTTCTGCGGATTCCCGCCCGGGCGGCGGTGGCATTCGTTAAAAACAAGGCCGCGAAAGCGGCCTGTGACATGTCACGCTAGTTTCGTTTTGCACGTCCCTGTGCCGCCGTTCTGTCAGAAGAACCCTGCCTTGTCGTTGATGTATTCCGCGTGCGTCTGGATATCACGCAGGCATTTGCTCACACCGACGATGTAGCAGAACATGGTGGTCAGCTCCGCCGCTGCGCCCGATACATCATGCCCGTCTTCCTGTAACTGGTTCAGCAGATTCATCAGCAGTGAGTTCTCAGTCAGGCCGAGAACACCAGACGGCGAATGAATCAGACTGCGGTAGCCTGGCTTCAATGGATAACCATAACATTTTGTCTGTGTTTTAATTGCCTCACGAAGCGCATCTAACATCTTGACTGCCACTTCATCATTCTCTGATGCAGATCCAGCAGGGAGATACTCCCCTTCAAGCGGAACCCGAGCAACAAGAGACAACGCTTCGGCAAATTGATCTTCACCAATTTCTTTGTACGAACAGCCAAAATGAGATTTCAGTGACGACCACATGGTGATCATCGCCTTAGCCTGTTTTTCTTTTGGCAGAGACTGACCGCGACTCATGACGAGTTGTTTAATGGCTTCCTGCTGTTCAGTTGTTATTTTACCCGGCAACGCCTTTTTAGCTTTGCGTGGGTTAACCACATGGCCTTTAGTCCAGTACTCGTAGAGCACATCGTCACACTCTTCCTGATACTGGATTACCTTGTCGCGGATTTCAGGGCGGACTTTGTTAGGGCTGATGCTGTTCAACCAAGCTGCCAATTTTCGTAAAGCCATACAAATCATGGCTTGCACCCCACCGGCAGAAGGTATGGTGATTTCCACCATACCCTTCGAGAAGCGTTGAGAAATCTTCTTATGTTGAGATTTCCAGTCTAGCCCCATTCCCTCAACGATAGGTTTCATTGGGGTATACGGTTCGCCGTTGTGATTGACAACATAAAGCTCTGCGCCGTGGAATGGCACGTTGATAGTAGATACTGCTGTTGCTATACTCGTCATGTCGTTAATTCCTATACGTAGTTTTACGATACTGAAGCCCTGACGGTCTGGCCACCGTGGGGCTTCGCTGTTTTATGCCACGCTATTCTTCTCACCAGTGAGTCCATACACTTTCCTCAGCTGATAGATAATCTCTGTATTGAACTTTCGGCATTCTTTTTCGCCATTTCTTTCAATAGCTAACTTCACATCGTCCGGAAAACGAACTCGTCGTTGACACATCTCTTTTGCTTTTTGCATTTCATATCTCCTTAGCCCCACCGTGGGGCAAAATAATTGTCACACCGTGCGTCATTGATGTCAAGCACACGGTGAGGCATACTTCAATCATTGCAAGTAACTCAATATTTGGTGAAGAACATGAGCAGAGAAGATCCACAACTAAGGATCAGACTTCCCGTCGAAGTAAAAGAAAAAATAGAAATTTCTGCAAAAGCCAATAAGCGATCAATGAACGCTGAAATAGTACAACGTCTTGACACCAGCTTTCTGAAAGATATTCATGAAGATGACGTAATTTCTGCTTATGAAGCAAAAATCATTGCAAACAATGCACGACATGAAATATCAAATATTATTTTCAAAAGAACCTTTAATGAAATTAATAAGAAAATAACACTTGGACATACAAGTTTTTATATAAACCTTAATGACCTTGAACTGGAATCACTTGCAGATAATGATTACCAGATCATCTTTGAAAAAACATTTAATAAGCTCAATGAACTAGGTTACATCATCTGTGAAAACTCATGGGATGCAGATGGTTTTGGAATTGAAATACCTGAATAGGAAGAACAAAAGGCGTGTACATATTACACGTCTTTAATACAATTGAAAAACGCCACATTACTGATGTATGTTACAACAAGGAGCGATATTTTGAAAACCATATCTATATTAAAGGTTGCATTAGGCGTCGCTATTATTTTGACTCTCTCAATATTGTTTTATTTTTACCACAAACAAACTGCTATTGCTCTTGATAGTCACGCGGCAAACTCATTTTTCTCAGAGTACATAGTGCCGCTATCAGGAAGCGGTATAACAAATAAATATACTGACTATGACATCAAATATGGAATTGATGATGGGGAGACTATTGTATTACATGTAATCATTAAAAACCTAATGACAGTAAATAAAAATACAGACTTCAACGATAAAAATACAATACATCACAACAACAGCAAAACATTAATTTCTTATAGTAGCAACATCTATACGGATAAATACCTAAAATACATATCAGAAGATACAATAAAAGAAACCCGCGCAAAGTTAAAAAACATATATTGTGCATCCGGCAGTTTTCACAAATTATCGCCGCAAGAGCGTTTATTCTACGAAGCAAGAAAACAACGTAAGTCAATAATATTACATTATTATGCTGATTCAGGGGAGACACTCATATTTAATATTGGGGTTTCCCCTGAATCATGCTAAAGGTGTTTAACTCACCGCATCACCGGATCCACCTGGTTTATTAGTGGCGCAATCCAGAACAGGTTATTGCCGGGTATCAGGGTTCGGACATTATGCACAATACGATCACCGGCATCACCATTCAACACTCCTGCGGTCACATCAATGATGCTATCCGCAAGACCAAATGACGGTCCGAATAGAGATCCTACGAATCCACGACTGGCATACCTAGACTGTGTGCCAGTGCCAAATAAAGCCCCCAGCCCAACAGCACCACCAGTAGCCTTTTCAGCCATATTGTTATATTCCATCAATGGCCCAAGAATACCGGATCTATCTATACCCTCAAGCACCAGCTTCTCTGGTGACCAGTCAACATTTTTCCCTTTCGATGCTTCTTTAAGCGCATAGACCAGTGAGCCAAGAGCAATCTGAAATGCAGTGCCATAATAAAATTGCGCAGTTCCTTCCTGTAACCCACCAAGTAGCGCACGGTTGTATGAAGCCGTTGTGAATGATTTAAACTGAAATATCGTTCGCCCCATTGGAGTACTCGCCCATAAAGGTGTGTCACCAATACCGGGGGTGATGATAGTGTTATTAACGTCTTTCAGAACCGCTGACTGGAATACTCCGGCAACGTACTGATCGTCCCATTTATCAAAGTTACCAATGTGCCATCCATCAATTACCTCACCATGTTTCTCGAACTCACTGCGAATACGCGCAGCCATATTGTCGTTGATACCGAGTTTTGCCATGCGACGTGCAGAAAACGCACCAGACAAAATACCGTCTGACGTGAGCATTCCGTTCATGGATTTGTTTATGTCATTAAATCGATCCATGAGTGTCAGCTTGCCGAAGGCATCAGTAATTCGCTCCATTCCTGCTTCGACTGCTGTTGTCCTGGAAGAACTGTCAACAAGATCACCAATTGCACGAGAACGTGAATGTAGTACAGTTTCCAATCCAATCCCCATCTTCAACATCTCTTCTTTGCTGGCCTTAAATGCCGGTGATTGGGATATCTGAGAAGCATAGCCTTTCATGGAGTTACGGAAACCATTAACCATAACCCCTCTGGCCAGATCTGGAATAGCTGATACTGTCATTCCACCGAGTTTGGTCGTGAAGTTCACATCCCGCAGAAAAGCGCCAGCACGAACAAAAAACGAAGACGGGTCATCAGGCATACCATATGTACCAACAAGACGATCGCGTAATGCTGTTATGTCTCTGAGATCATTTGCTCTTGATTTTGAAAGTCTGGACTGTTCTTTCCGTAATTCCTTTTCGTACTTTCGCATTAATGAATCGAGTTTACCCTGAGGAACAACTTCACCATTGCTCTCATAACGTGCTTTCAGATTTGCCACACTTTCGTCATATTTCGCCTTTATTTTTTCAGGCACTTCCCGTAACAGACTGTCATATTCGTCCTCAATTAATTGCAGACGCTCTGTCATAGTTCGTTTGCCAAATGTTCTCGTCAACTCAATTTCTGCTGCCGCTTCACGGATATGACGTTGTAGAACGTAATTCACATCACTTTCGAGATAATCCCTGATAAGACTATCAGGCACATTTAATGTTCTTTCTTTCGTACTACCTGCGGCTTTTACAGAAAATACGCTGACAAAATCCTGTGGAACCTTAGCACCAGTAATTTTATTAATTACGATATCCGCTGCAATTTCAGCATCCTCAGGATCCAGTGTTTTATTGCCTCTCGACCACCAGTCAACCAAAATACGTCGAAATTTATCGCGTTCACTGATTATTTTTCCAACTTTATATATACGTGGGAAATAGCTTGCCTGGCCTAATGCTTTCAGTTCTTCATCTGGCGGCAATAAACCAAGCTTTTGCATTTCAACCTTCACCCGATTTAATACAGTTCGCATCGCCTGCGCCGTTTCCTGAACAACAGGATTAGCATGCACATCACCGCTTCGCATAGCATTCCCAACCTGCTGACGAAATGAATCAAAACTCATGTCACCACCATCAGCTTTATACTTTGCGTATGCCTGTTTATTTCCGACAACAACAGCAGCTTCTTCACGCTGCCATCCACGTGTACGGGTTTCTACAGCTACCGGTGTTTCAATCCCCCTTTCATTTCCTTTAAGGGTGAAATTATTTTCGGCTAACTCCAGCGTTGTTTTTCGCACTGTCTTGGACGGAGACTCCATTAACCTTGTCAAAGGAGTAAGATAGCTCCCTGCTTTCCATGCAGCCTTTCCAACCACCCCACCGGAAACAGGGGTTAAATCATCCAGAGTCGCTGTATCAATTTTCATAGCACCAACACTACCACCATCAGAAAGCGAAGCGGCAGCCCTGTCAGTCGCTGATGTAATGCTCATATTATCAAGAGCATCAGCAACCTCACGCGTGGCTGCAGCCCGGACGGATGGCGAAAGCGCAACACCAGCACTGGCAAACACGCCGCTCATCATCGCACCCGCTGCAATGTGAGCGGCACTTTCACCCCATGAGCGTGTTATTTGCTGATTATTCAGCACAACCTCGCTTAATGCTGTACCGGCTGCACCAATCGCAATCTGTGAGCCAATACGCGCCAGTGCCCCTCCTTGAGCACCGGGGATAAACATTGACGCAACAGTAACCGGATCCATTCCCGCAGCAATACTGGCAAGGGTTCCAACTACGCCAGCATCAGACAATAAACGTCTGTCTTCATTTTCATCATCTATCTGCTGCTTAATCCACGCCGTTTCCTCTGGCGATCGGGAATCTGCAAATTTCGCCCCCCAGTATTCATAACCGTGCAACTCATTTTTATCAGCATATGGGTTATAACCTTCGACCGGTTCAAACTGTCTGGCTGGTCGGAAAAAACCAGCCAGAATATTGTTCTGTCGCATTGCAGCCCCCCATACGGAAGGCTCCGGTGGCAATGGCTCAGGATTAGCCCCTTCCGGAAGGGCAACATCAAACCCAGTTTGTTCCGGCAAAACATTACCTGACGGGATCAGTCCGTTATTAAGATCTTCAGCTTGTGCATAAACTGGCATTATTTAGATCCCCACGAAAAGTAATCTTTAAATTTGTCCATACGTTCGTTATGCAGGCGCTGATACTGCTCATCCAGAGCGCGATGCTTGTCTTTGAAGTTTCGTATAGCCTGTCCACGCATAATTTCTTCCTGCTCGTACTGCTCCCGTTCCTGCTGCATTTTCTTATAAGGTTCCCAATCTTCTAGTGATGGTTCCCAACGCATAGGACGCCCATGTTTGTTATAAAACGGCTGGACCCGATCGATGCCATTTTCATCCTTAGTTCTTACCATAATGGCGTAATCACCATTACGAGGTGTTAACACGTCAGGGGTTATGAATAATTCTCCATTAATACGACTCTCAGGGGTTTTTGTCTCAACTACAGGAGCATTACCTGACGTGATCCCAAGCAACGTCGGACTGGTTGTTATAATCTCTTTGCGCTCACCGTACATCAGCCGTTCTTTTTCAGCTTTCCACTGCGCCGCCTGCCAGCCTGACGGCCCATATTGATAAAGCGCCTCCGGTGCATATTTCATAAACTGCGCTTCTCCGTTAACCTCGCTGATACTCCAGGTGCGGGCTATCTGCTGGTTGGTCATTTGCTTCGCTACGTCAGCGTTACCACCAGCAACGCGGTAGTTAATGTCATACAGCGTCTGATAGTCATTACGGAATCTAGCTGCTTCCGGCGTCTGGTCATCCGCAGACGGATCCCAACGGAACCACTGCGCCATATTGCTGACAGCAGAATTCATCGCCTTGCTGCGATTATTTTTGTACTCTTTTGAACTCTGCGTTGATGCCAATTGAGCTTTAAGAGCATCGGTCTGGTTGTACGTCAGGTTCTGCGCCTGCTCGATAGCCGCATCAGCAGACATGCCAGAATCTGTTAGTTGCTTAACAGTCAGATAAAAACCCTGCATATCCTTCGGCATATTTCCAATAGATGCATTGTCTGTTTCATATAACCGACTAAACAAATTCGCTGCATTTTTAACCACTTCCTGATTGCTGGATCTGGATACTGCTGAAAGCTGCGTGATGACCTGCGAAGGCATGATGCCAGTCTGAGCCACAAGCCGAACAACCCCATCATGAGTGGAGGCATCATTAATACGAAAGTTCTGCGCCATTTCTGTGTAATCAGCAGCTTTCTGCATTGATTTGTTGCTTGGGTCTAATTTTTCACCTATTGTCAGCGCCTCATTGAATCTGCGTGAATCACGTTGCGCCTGAATTGCTTCATTTGATCGCTGAAGCAATGCAGACAATTTTCCGTAAGCATCGAGTTTTAACGCATAGTGAGGATCGTTAACCTCAGGCTTCACTTTCTGCATTTCTTCTTGCTGCTGAGAAGGAGGTAAATACTGAATTGCCTGGAATATTCTCGCGTTATCAATCGCTATATCCAGTTGATTGATTATTTTATCTGCATTTTTTCCATACCCCCTGATGATAGTCTCCTGAGCCGGTATATAATCTGGAACCTCACCGTTATATAGCTGGGCCATGGTGTTATTAATAGCTGGCTCAAGCTGTTCTAATATTAACTTCCTTTGCTTTTCTATCTGACTATTAGCAAGGTTATCTATTTGATAAATAGTCAGCGGATCCATTCCAGTTTTATTTTTTCTATATCGGGAAAGCCACCCTTGTGTTTCTGATGGAAGATTTCGGATAAATTCTTCTTCTGATATTTCACCTTTACGTGGATCACCGACTTTGGCGATCAGTTTATCCACGTTACCCATCCCCCAGTTATATGCTGCTCCGGTCAATATTTCGGAGCCGTACTTACCATACAGTTGATTTACATAGTCACTGGCGAGCATTTCATGCTGTTGTTCGTCCGTAGGGTTGTATTTAACGCCACGCTTGGCCGCCAGTTCTTTCCCTGTGCCCGGCATTAACTGGTATTTCCCCTGGGCTCTCTCTCCAGAAGATGTTATCGGTCCTTCAAGAAGACTACCATCAGGATTAAAATGTCGATCACCTGATTCAACAAGGCGTATGGCACGCATGTCCATGCCTCCAGAATCATTTTTCTGAAACAGACCATTTAGCCATCCTTCTGGATTGGCAGCGGCATAATTCTTCGCCCGCATTTCTGTGGCACGGCGATCATCACTTTCTATTTCTTCCAGAATGCGTTCTTGTGACCATCCCCTGGCAGCTCCATATCTAGCAATGGCTACCATTCTGGAATTTCTGGCTAAAGTGGCAGTTTGCGGGTCATTCCAGGCATCCGCTTCATTTTGTATCCATAATTTTCTCGTTGCCTGATTTTGCTCATCTTCATAGGCATTTGTCTGCCCTATCTCATGTCTGAGAACTCCAGTACTGAACTGAATTTTCTGTGTTCTGGCTTGTTGCAAAAACATATTTCTTGCTGCTTCATCAGTCAATGAAGCAGCTATTTCTTCCACATCCTGATCAAATCCAGATATGTACTCTTGCCCCTTACCAATCGCATTTTTGCCTTGTTGTGCATAAAAACCGGTTTGAGGGTTATAAAGACGTTCATTGCTGCGCTGATTAAGCTGAAGGATGGCATCCTGAGACAATGCAACATTCGCTTTCTGCCTGGCTTCACCATATGCCACCGCATACTGATCTGCGACATTCGCCAGCACCTGACCTGCTTGAGGAACATCGAAGATCTGAAAACCACCGGTTTGCACACCACGACTTTGCACCTGGCGTCCGGATGTAGTAGGAACAACTGGCATCAGTAACCTCCTATTTTGAATCGGGAGTCAGAATTCATAAAACCTGAGTTAGATAACATTGGCGTCCCACCACTAGATGTACTTCCTTTAGAGAACGGACTCCACGTCCCACCAAACATCTGGTACGCACCGTATGCCTTCAGAGGCGCAGTGAGCAATGTTGTTGCTGCTCCCACATTCCCCTGTTTACGGGCTGAACTGGCTTCTGCTTTATAGTTGGCAGCCTGAACCTGATAACCGTAAGCCTCGCGTTGCGCGTTATTCACCGTCGTCAGCGAATCAAGAGCGCCAAACTGGGCAGTGTCGCCAAATATATCCAGCGCGTTACCTGTAGATAAATCAGCGCCGGTAGCCCCCATTGTCGCCGCTTGTGTACCAAGCCGCTGTCGGGTCTCTCTGCGCCGTTGCTCAGCTTCAGCGTTACCTCTGTTTATTGCATCATTTGCCTGAGCTGTGGCTATATCTGCGTTCGCTTCTGCAACCTTCGAGGCATATTTTCCCTGTTGGTACTGGGTGTATGCCTGAATGCCACTCATGGCGAGCATTGCGCCACCAGCAATAACCGGATCGCACATTATTTTCTCTCCATGTGAAATCTGTGGAAATTAAGACCAAGAGCACCATAAGGCGCGGCTTCCTCAATCCTGAATCCAAGCCAGTGCAGCCATGCTTTGGCAACATGGTTTCGCTCGTCGACATAGTTTTCCAGGCGCGGATAAACTGCCAGCATCTGCTGCAACACAGGGCGGCAGTGGCGAAGAAATGTCTTCTGATATTTTTCAATACGGCTGGTTCCTACCAGCCAGGGCGTACCATTGCCACCGATCATTGACGCCGGAGATACACCAAACATGGTTACCAGTTCTCCGTTCGCGAACCCTGACCAGGCCATAGTCGCAGTGCGAAGACCAACACGTAGCGCATCTTCGGTAGTCATCAGTGATACTGCATACAGTTCGTCAACATCAGCCTGACGAACATCCGGCAAAATCATCTGAAGATGCTCTTCGGTAGCGGGAATAATTTTAACGTCGATCATCAAAATCCCCCAACAGTAAGGCGAGGAATAACGGCAAGAACAGACAGCGGCAACGGGTCAAGCTGACGGATTCTTACACGTCCGTTTTTGCCCCAGTTACTGTCCAGTTTCACTTCTACTTTTCCGGTAGCGTCATCAACAGGATCATCGTAGAACTCGAATTCACGCTGTGGATATTCGTACCATTTACCGCCTGGCGTAGTCGCCCAGATGCCGCGGCTGGCATTCACAACCAGAGTAACGGACGGGATCACCTGTTTTTTGTCCAGCAGCGTTTCCTGTCCGTTAATGTTGATATCCAGTGTTTCGAATTCAGCAGTTATTGGCAGGCCGATGTGCACTACAGCCCCCGGTGATTCCAGCGTGACGGCACCTCCGGAAACCACTTTCTGTGGTTCCACGTTCGCATCAGAGAGAATGTTTACGGTCTGGCCTTCAAGATGAGACAGGCCTCCAAATGTCCGGCGCGCCATCTGCCAGTTCATGGTGGCCGCATTCCTGAGGGATGGCGGGACGTTCCTGTTGGCACGAACCACTACAGCGGTATTGCTGGTTACAGAAATAATGTCGCAACGTAATTCTTTTGACACTTCATCGCCAGTACCAGGATCAGTTCCGGCATAAGGGAACTGTAGTTGCGCGCCGACATCACTACTGGTGAAGTACGCACCACCAGAAACACTGATTGTATATTCCGCGCGATAATCCCATTCGCCAGAACCACCAGTGATGGTCATCGTTCTGTCAGACGTATTTCTTCCATCATAGCTAAGGCCAGAATCAACAAAGAAAGCATCTTCATCGCTGGTAAATAAACGGCTGGACAGTCTCTCGATGTATCTCACTGTTTGCCCGTTAACGGTTCTGTTAACGACGAAATACACCGCATCTTCATTGCCTTCGCTGATACTGCATGTGCTTTCATATTTTCCGGTACTGGATTGTGGTGCCCATGCAAAAACCTGCTGATCACGCAAATAGGTCATCACCAGTAATTTACCGTCATCACGGATGCAGAAGGCGCTGGAGTAAGGGACTATCGAGAAGCACCAGTCAACAATGCTGTGCTTCTGAAAAAGATGATTGGCAAGGATAGTAAGGTCGTTCCCCTGATAGCCGTCAACATCGAATGAGTAGGCCAGATCACGGACAACACTGCCTTTCTCCTGGACGAACAGAGCAATATTCGCCACGGCAATTGGTGGGACATTGCTCGAGCCATTTGATCCCTGAGAGCTGAATGCAAATGATGATGGGGTAAGCACTTTGTTCTGGTCTCCAGTGATGACGTACTCACCTCCGGAAGTCAGCGCCACCAGCGAACCAACATCAATCAGGTGGCGGATCTCATTAACCTGACGCCCGGCATAGGTGTAGATAATTCTGTCGTCATCCTGCGTAGGATTGCTTTTGCCAAAATCCTTATAATCACCAGTACGGCTGGCCCAGATAGTCTGAGGGAACGCAGTCGATGCGGCGAAGTAAAGACGTTGTTGATAATAAACAACAGTGCCAGGATAACCATTAACACTGTTCCAGGCATATTTAGCCCATTTATAGCTGGCATTATCCTCGCCAACGACCTGCGAAGGGATATAGGAAATCACCTCGGCAGTTGCAGTAGTTCCATTTGCAGCAGAGATACGGGCAATGCCAAAACCACTGTGCAGATACTCCCACTCAATGCCGGTATCATCATCACCGGATCCGCCCCAGCCATCCCATGATGTGCCTTCTGTATGAGAAGGGCGCAAAGTGCCTGTTTTGCCTGCTGTAACGGCGCGATAGTAGTTACTGTCTGCACGGCGAATATCGCCAATCGACGTACTCTTACTGGTTTCCCATACCGGCACTGAATCCACTGCAGGCTGTTCCAGATAGAACAATTTGCCTACCTGCTCCGCGCCAAAAATAGAGGCGTTTGCCGTTAACGTAATTGTCCCGGTGCTGGCGCTGGCATAAACCGTCACTGACTCGTCAATATTGATATCTTCAAATGGCCCGTTCTTCGTTACCACATCAACAAGTTGCCAGTTGTCATGCGCATAGCGCCGCAACTCTTTCGGCGGGTATTCCGGGTGAACCAGCGTAAGCACGTCAGCGCTTTGCGTGAATTTAATTCGGAACAGATCAGCTTCAGTATATGGCGTGGCAATTTCATAAATAACATTGCTGCTGTTCAGCACCAACGCACCATCTTTGATAACGCGCATGTACTGGTGTCCGAACTCCAGAGCATAGGTCTGAACCGTCGAGAACTGGAACGGGATCAGGCGGCATTTCCGATTTGGGTATTTGGCGGCACCAACAAAACGCGTACCAGGTCGATTCTCAACGCCGCCATACTGCCGCACGATAAAGTTATCGCACTTGCGCAATGCCACCTGGTACTTCGCCATGTCGATACGACCATACAACGATGGTCCAATCTCACCACCGGCAAAGCTGGGCTGGATCCAACTGATAGCCATCAGGACAACCTCGCAATGGTAAACTCGTCAACCGGTGGCTGTGGTTCCTGTGATTCATTCTGGCTATGCGAGCCAGCACTAAGAATCACGCGATTGTACATATTGATGGCAAACGTACCGAGGTCTGCATTCCCAGTCAGCGCCATGTTAATAGCTGCCGCAAGACGCCAGGCCAACGCCTCCATAAAAATGGCATCAAACATGTTCACATCTGTAACGCGAGAGACATACTTGAGCCATGCCTGAGGCTGGTCTGTGTAGATCAACTTTCCTGTTCCGTTGGTGTCTGCACCAACTTCGTACTGAACGCGCATTGGTGCTGCTGGATTGCGTACACCAGGAAGCATAATTTCAGTAATGCGCAGACAATCGGACGGGTACTGGTACGCATATTCCCAGTCAGGCGGTGGATTGCTCGTATCTGCAAGCGCCACGCGTTTGGTAGCAAAGTTCCAGTCAAAATCAGAAAGCACAGCATCACGGCAGGCCTCAAAGTGCAGCGAACATTCCCCCGCTTCCTTGCTGGCTTCCGTCAGGCTGTTAATGCTGCGGCTATTGCCAATATTGGACAGCGCACGATTACAGATCTCTACTACAGAGGCCATCACTCACCTCCGTTACCGTACAGAGTTTCAGCCGCTGATTTTTCTACATCCCCGGAAACAGGAGCGATCGCCATATCAGTGATCTGCAGATCGGCGCTGCGATTAACGCCATCGTCAGTTTCTCTGGCTGACAGGCCTCGAATAACAGCCTTTGCAGTTATCATCACTTCTGTTCCGACGCCCTTAGGTTGCGCCTTCAGCTTATTCAATGTGTCGTTATTCAGCGTGATGCACAGCCCCCACGGGTATTCATCGCGAGTTCTGGTTTCTCCGCTCTCATCCTGGTAGCTGTCAGTGCCGGTTTTGAGGTTTACGAGTTCCATATACACTCCTGCAATAAAGGGGCCGAAGCCCCTTGTCTGATTCGCGAGGCTTACACGCCCAGTTCTTTACGCTTATCTGCGATCTTCTCGCGGAGCGTTTCGGCTTTGGCGTTATGGTGTGGCTTCTCGTTAAAGAGCAATTCGTACTCTTCACGGAGCTTATCCAGTTCACCATCATCTGACACATCGTTGATGATTTTGGTGCTGGTTGCTGCCATTGACACCTTTCCTGCAACTTTTGCTTTTGCCTGTCTGGCTGCATCGTTAACAGGTTCCAGTGCGCTACCAGGCTCACCTTCGTATTCGATTTCTGCCCCCTCCGGCCACAGAGTGTTATGGATATGAGAGAGGCGCAGAACGCGGTATCTTGGTTTCTCACCTGACATCGATATCACCTTAACCAGTTACTTTTGAGCGGATCGGGTACGGCGTATTGGCATCAACATCCAGACTGATACCCGCAGTGAATTTGCCGGCCGTTAGTGGGCCAGTTGCGACGGAGTAGTTAACACGCAGATATCGCTGAACACCGGCTGGCACCTTTGCAGAAACAACTCGCTTACCTGCTGTCAGGGTGGCCTTTGCCAACGCACCACTATCATAAATAGTGGTCCAAGAGCTGTTATTCTCACTCGTCTGCAACTGGATGTTTACAGTTGCCTCACCACTTGCCGTGGCGGCTTCGTTAACCAGCACCCAAAACTCAAGCGGGTAACCCACACCGATATCGCGACGGTTTCCATCAATTGGACCGAGATCGATTACGTCAGTAGAAGCCGCGGTATTCGTAACCGCCTGAGCTTCGGAGAACATCAACAGTTTGTCGGTGATCATCTTCTTTCTCCATTAGTGGGTCTGTTACGACCCACAGGTTAATAACAGGCGTTACACCACGCGGGCTTCTGTTTCCAGAAGCGCATCAGTTTCACGGATTGGTACACCACGGAATGAAGTCCACCACTCGCCTTCTGTCTCTTTTACGCTGATCGCCAGAGATGTTTTCTCCAGAGATTGCAGATCAAGAGCCTGGCCTACAGTGCGGTTCATGTAGAACACCGGGCGACCCATGCCACGATTTGGAATGCGATGCAGTGCTTTAACCATCAACTTCGCAATATTTGCGGCAGAGGAAGGTTCTGAAAGATTGCTGACATCGATGTTTGCAATGCGAACAACATAACGCCAGTCACGCAGAGCAAGTCCGTTGTCCCATTTGTAATGGGTACGGTAGCCTTCGTACTTGCCGCCATTAGCATCTTCCAGTGTCACCTGGCCTTTATCTTCCATCTGAATGCCAGCCTTCTGCCCTTTCGGGAAGATGCCATGCACTGTGTTTTCGCCCCACACCACTAACCAGATTGAGGTGTTATCTGTACCCGTGCCACCAGCATCAATGATGTTCTGAGCATTACCTGCAGACAGGCTGGAATAGCGGGAGGACAGTCCCATAAACTGCTGAGGGTTAACGCTGGAATCACCATAAAACAGCGTCTGCGCCATCTGCTGATTCATCGCTTCAATAAATGCGCGGTCTTCAGACAGGCGGAATTCGGCGGTATTGCCGTTCAGATCAGCCAGTGACTTATCGACTTCAGCATAGGTTTCCAGCATGCCAACGGAATCGGTTACCTGCACTGTGGTTGATTTGCTTGGCTGTACGCCATAGTTCAGCAAACGCCAGGTAGCTGAAGGTAAACCAGAACGAATGGTGGTTCGGTGTCCGGTAGGAAGGTTCCCTTCGACAAAAGGCATATCCTGAAGGATCGGGTTAGTTTGACCGAGAAGCTCGATAATCTTATCGACTTTCCCGTTTGGATCGACGCGCTTACCCCAGTCAGCCAGCGTTAGCGCAGTTAAGCCTTTAACAGCCATTGTCATTTCCTCTCTTATTTGCCATAGAGCACTTCGGCCGCACTACGCTGGCCTTCATTACCACCGGTGACCATGCCATCTTCAGACATCGCCTTTCCGATTTTCACGAACGTTTTGACCAGATCAGGGTGATTACCCAGTCCGGTGGTGTTCAGATATTCTTTGAGTTCAGGTGTCCCGAACTGGTCAAGCGCACGCTGTGCGGCGCTAAGGTTAGAAATCAACTTGTCGCCACCGATTTCTTTGTCAGCTTTTACATCAGCAGCCCACTGCTCGGTTGTTTTCTGCCAGGCTTCTGCCTGGCGCTGCTGCACACCTGCCAGAATCTTCGGATAAACATCAACCAGCTTTTGCGCTTGCTCGTTGGTCAGGTTAAGTTCTCGCGCCACCGGCTCGAACTCCTTCAACGCTTCTGTATCCAGCTCTACGCCTTCGGCAGCCTGAAACTCGTACTTCTCAGGCGCACCCTCTGGTTTATCGCCGTCCTTTTTTTCATCCTGCTTATCGTTTTCAGGCTTTTTGTCATCAGCAGGTTTATCGCCATCAGCAACAGGTTGTGGCTTATCACCTTCCTGTTGTGATGGATCACCAACTGGAGCAGGGTTATCACCTGCAGGCGCTGACGGTTCTGACGCAGCCGGAGCTGCTCCACCATCGACTGGTTGCTCATTGCAAAGACGGCGATACAGCAAACGCTCAAATAAATTCATGATCACTCCTGTTCACTGGCCTCTTTGGCCATCTTCAAATACTGTTCAGGGCAATGAGCCATAACGCGCTGAAACAGTTCCAGCGCCAGATTGCGTTGCCCCTCATTAAATGCCATTGCCATAGCATCCATCGGAGAGATAGCGGAAAACACCCGGCCTTTCTCCAGCACAGACCAGACAACGCGACGCCCCTGTTCACTGCTCATGACAAAGCGAATGTCATCAATTTCACGCTGTGCCATGTCACGTTGCTTACGGGCGTTTTCTTCTTTCAGTTGATCGTCTTCGTAATCTGTCATTGTGATTGCCCACCCTGACCACTAACTGCATTCGCCATAGCTGACAAAACACTCGGATCCGAAGTTTTAGCTTCGCTTAGCGTCTTGGCACCCTGTGCCGCCGCCATCCCCATCGCCATCATTTGTTGCTGCTGTTGCTGCTGTGCCCGTTGCTGGCGAGCCTGATCAACCTGTTCCTGCGGAACAATGACGGTTGGAGACACTCCGGACATATCAGCGAATGCATCGATCGCCTGATCAACGTTGAGTTTGTCGAGAGCTTCTGGTTTCGCTTGCGCAAGTTGACCAATGAAGTTAACCGTGGACGCCAGACTGGACAGGCCGATAGACTTCTGCGCCTGAGCCATGACGGAAATGTATTCGACCTTCAGGGGCATGCCTTCCATCGCGTCAGGCGGTGGCGGCAGCATGTTTTTACGCACCATCATCGAGAAAGCGCGGTCAATGAGAGGATTAAGACATTCGTCGTTCAGACGCTCCAGAACCGGCCCCAACATCAGAAGTTTTTCTTCTTTCATTTCGATCACCGCTTCAACAGGCATCGAGCGGGTATTGATGTTCTGCAACATCATGAACAGATCGACAAAGTAGGCGCTGTTAATGATTTGACGAGTGTCCTGAATGTCTGCTACCAGATCTGCTGTACTGGGGTTAACCAGATAAGCAGGCCTGAAACCATCCTGACCAGTAATCTGATCGATATACGTGATGTCGCCAGGAAGAAGGGAGGCGCGCTGATTCTTGAGGGAAGTCGGAGCAACCATCGGCGGATTGGTGGCTTTATCAATCAACTGCGACTTGCGCTTCTGAAGAAGCTGCAATGCCTTAACAGGTCCAAGCGCCAGCATACCCGGGCATGATGATCCATAAACATCTTCGCCGTTAACTTCCCAGCGCGGAGCCATAATTGGAAACTCATCGAATCCGGACTCACGCAACAACTTGTCGTTATCGCCGCCAACCTCGTAATAAACCGATTTGAATGGCTTGTTCTTGCTATCCAGCTTCGATGTATCGCGGTCAATGTTCGGGTAAACCGAATGCATCACCTCAATCCACTTCTCGTAGGTGCCAATTTCCCACATGCTTTTTACGTATTCGCTGACGTTATTTAGCCCGAACTCCTGAACAAGCTGACGAACAGTCATAGAGAACTTGCGAAAACAGGTGTCCACACTGCCACGAGGTGAGTTAGCCAGGTAGTAACTACCTATCGGGAATGGCATTGTGCGAATGATGTCCTCGTCATCCTCCAGCACCGCCATTGCACCAGTGCTGTATGTGCCGAGGCTTCCGTATAACTGCGGAAGAGACTGGTAGAGATTCGAATTATTGAACATATCATTCATGCGGTTCTGCACCGCCTCAAGCCACAACTTAACAGGGCCATAATCCATCATTTCAGGATCTGGCGTAGCCAGGCGAAACCACGGACGCGCGGGGCTTGTGATGCCTGACATCATGCCGCTGGCGAGAGTGCGCGCCGCCATAGTCCCGGTCGAATCAATAATGCGTGTATTGCGTCGATCGTTACGGTTGACCTCAGAAGTCAGAAAGCGGGAACCACGCGGGTTGATGTAATCACTCAACTCGCGCCAGTGCGGCTCGAACGACTGACGCTCGCTTTCAAGTTGTGCGAACTGTTTGTTCAATCGCTCTTTAGTTGTTTCCGCCATTTCAATGACTCCGGTTACTGACCAAGCAGCGTTTTACCGCTGGTATTAGCGGTTGATGTGTCGCCCTGAGAACCGGTAAGCAGCGTAGAACTACGACCAGCAGCAGCGCGACGGCGACGTGTTTCTTCGTCGCGGGCATCAACAACGGCGGCATCCTGCTCCTGTGGTGCTGCCTGAACTTCTGGTGTTGCAGGCACTGATGGTGAGCTACCCATGCACATATCAATGACTCCGTACGCAATTAAATTATTACCAATTTAACCACATATGATTTATTTATCGTAGATAGTTGACATTTAACGCACAAATTATTACCTTTCAGGTAATCAAAGGGTTCATTCCGGTTATTAACCTGACTGGCTTGTCGTTAAATTGAACAGGTGGAGTGAGCTTTTATTTTGAGCAGTACGGCGTATGGCACATGCGCCGATAGCGGTCTGGATACGTTTAAGGGGCACCCTCCCTTGCTCTGGCAAACGAACCAGGTAGCCGGGATGTGCAAGTCGAGCGGTTTTATTCCGCGCACGGGGATTCACCATCCCGGCGATTCGGTGTGACGCCTCGGAAGAGACGAGGGTACAACGATGAGAGCATTTATGGAGCCGCGACAAAGTGTGGCGCCTTAACAGGCTAAGTGCTCTCAGCGTTGTGGCATTAGCTCAGTTGGACAGAGCAACCGCCTTCTAAGCGGTTGGTCGCAGGTTCGAATCCTGCATGCCACGCCAGAATCACGCCTAAGGACCGTGATGCCAGAAGTTCCAGGTGCTTGGCGGTGATAGTTTCCCTTGAAGGACTATCACCGCCCTTTTTACAGCAGGACGCCATTGCGATGACTTCATGCTGTAAACCCGTACAGCCACGGAAGGCATAACTCATTGCTTCCAGTTCGCCCGGTTCGCCGGGCATTTTTTTAAGGTGAGATTATGAACGACCAGCAAATCGAAAAAGAAATCGTTGAGAAAGGCAAAACGGCACCGCGCGTTACGCCAGACCATATCGAAGGCATTATTGCTCAGGAGGCATATTTCACAGCAGAAGATGGTGCCTTTGGCAAAGCCATAAAAGCGAAACATACTGGCGGAGAGGTAAACTACCAGCCGCACGAATCACTTTCTCTGCTGACGTTCTGCGTCCTGGTGCTGCGCAACGGCTTCACCGTCACCGGAGAGAGTTCCTGTGCAAGTCCGGAAAATTTTGATGCAGAAATTGGTCGGAAGATTGCCCGGCAGAATGCTGTAAACAAAATCTGGATGCTCGAAGGTTACTTGCTGAAGCAGAAGTTAAGCGAGCAATAACACCGTGGCATGTCACAAACAGCCAGCCTATGAGCTGGCTTTGTTTTATCCTCACCAGAGGATATCAACGACATTATCCCCACCAGCGGATTAAGCATAAGGGTCATAATCCGTTATGGCCCTTCCCTGCTGGCTTTGCTGTCCTGGTATATTTATGCGTTTCGAGACCGGGAAAGCAAACGTCAGCAGTAGCGCATCGCCTTTACCAGGAGAACGCCCAAGACGCTCTTTGATATCTTCCTTCGGTTCGATAACGATTTTACCGTCCACACGAACTTTGTACTCTGCCGCCGACAGGTCGTCTGCAGTTTCTTGGTCATCCAGCATGCCGCCCAGCCTCAGCCATGTCTTACATGAGTTGAACATCTCCCCACGCTTGTTAAGCATCTGCGGGTCAGTGGACGCACCGCCGAACGGAACAAGTTGCCATGTACGTCCCCAGCCATCACCGATTGACTTCAAACCGGTTCCATAACCGAAGTCGATGAACACCGCGTCAGCCTGATACTGGTCTTCAAAGTCAGCGATACGCTTCGCCATAATCAGATCGTCGGTGGTCTTGTTACCAGTCCATAGCACCTTACTGTGCAGCCCCTGCCGCAGGTATATCACAGCGTCATCAACGCCGGAGTATGCCGGGTCAACGCCGATTATCACCGGAGCATGTGCAACCTGCGCAGCGGTTACCACCCGTTTCATTGCCTCGTCAGTAAGGCCGGTAGGGATAAACTGCAATTCAGATGCATCCGGGAATATGCCGCGCACACGGATTTTAACGAAGTCGCTGTCTTCCCCGTAGTCATCAACCCATTTCTGCAACTGCTGTTTGTTAGTGCCTTCCACCGTCCGGCTGTCAATCTGCGCAGTTTTCCAGCGGTGTTTATATTTGCGGAAACATTCGCGGAAACGCCCGGTGTTACGTGTAGGGTTTCCGAATGCCACCCAGATAATCTCAGTGTCTTCGTCCGTCAGCGCACCCTCTGCTACCTCCCACACCAGATCGGCAATGTTGGATGCTTCGTCGAATACCACGATGATGCGTTTGCGCTCGTTGTGTAGTCCGGCGAATGCCTCAGTGTTGTGCTCAGACCATGGGATTGCGTCAGCTCGCCACCGCTTGTCGTGCCCAGGGTCATTGCTGTACATCGCGGTAGCGGTACAGGTAAACCAGTCTTTCGTGATAGCAAGGTTCGACCACTTGATAATTTCCGGCCAAGTCTTCGTTCGTAGCTGGTTGTCGGTGTTGGCGGTCACCACGACCTTACAATCCTCGCAAGTGGACATGCCCCAGTCGATCAGCATTGAGATGAATGCGGATTTACCAATACCGTGACCAGAAGCACGTGCCAGCATAAGCGGCTGATATCGCGTCTCTGGATTCTGCAGGTGATCACGTATCTCTCGGAACGCATCGGCCTGCCACTGACGTGGACCGGTGGCATGTGCCAGTTCAGTACCCTCTTCCCCCCACGGGAACGCATAGAGGGCATAGCCAAGCGGATCGTGAGTGAACCCTGCAATATCCTCGATTAACTGCTCTTCAGGAGATAACGCTGTATCTGTCACTGATTGCCATCCTGACGTTCTTTCAGTCTCTTCCTGGCTGCCGCTATGCGATCAGCAATTGTCACATTCACATTAACATCCAGGCGTTCTTTGAATGCGTTGACGTCGACGTGCTTACCAATCAGTTCGAGGTTCTTCACCTTGTCAGGCCATTTAATTTTTTTGAGGATTGTCTCTATCGAATCCTCGTTCATGTTCATGATGGTCGATGACAGATCAAAGCCACTAAGCGTAGTGCGCCAGATTTTCGGCCACTCACGGATTGGTTTAAGGCTCCCATCGTCGTTGAGGATATCGATCACGTCCATCTGGTCGATCTCCACCAGGCGCATGAGAACGTAATCAGCACTGACGCGCATTCGTTTGTTGCGCTCCTCCATCAACTCGGCAATCCGTTTTTGAATGCGTTCATCGCGCATCATGACACTGGCTTTAACTGCCGCTGTATTTGGGGAGAATCCTGCGTTAATCGCTGCCTGAGTCTGGTTTTCAGGCGTTTTGATGTATGACTGGCAATAAGCCTCCTGCATTGCTGTTAGTGGCTTAAATTGCGTTGATTTGCGTTTATAGGTTTTAGGTTCAGCAGGCATCATAACCACCGTGGTAATAGTTACCGTTGTGGTAATAGTACCATGCAAAATAAAGCCGCCATAGTTGGCGGCAGTATTCAAAACACATCAAATTCATCATGCATAATCCACTCGTGACATGTCACACTATTAATTTCGTTTCATGCCAGCCTTTAGTCACCCAGCATTGCGAGTCACCATTGCACGGGCATGAATTAACTGGAACTCTCTCGCCGCACTTACCGCAACGTTTTCTGCTGATCGATTTTATACGCCCGCGCACGCGTGCATCATCCTGGCGGATCAGTAACGCTATATACTCACCAAATTCGTAAGGCGCACGCCCGGGGCGACGCGTGGCACAGTTACGCTCCAGCATTTCAATTTCCTGAGCATCAAGCACAATTTCCAGCTTACGCACACCAGATGCAGCTTGTCTGGCTCTCTGAGCGGCTTTGCGCTCTGCTGCTGATTTAGCCATCAATATTTACCTTTATCGCGAACACCTTTACCGGTTTATCACCGAAGTGGGGATGTGTGATTGTCTTGATTTCATATCCGTCATACGGGACGTTAATTCTGCGGCTGGAGTCGTCGCGCTTCGGATATCCCTTTGTGATAATCAGACGGTCATACTTACGGTTAACGAGGCGCTTTTTCCAGTAGTCATTACACAGGCGATACTCTTCCGTTTTCTCTCCGCGAATCATGGCATCGAAGTATTCACCTTTGACGGCAAGTTGCAGGTTAGCCATGGTTAACCTCCTGCGGCGGTGCTGCTGGCATTTCACGCCAGTGCGTAACTGAGTGCGGATCCGGATATTCGGTGCCATCATCCCAGCGATTGCCATTCCACATTGCAGACCACATCTCACCGTCTTCATACATGACCATTACCGGAATTAACTTATCCGGCATTCGCTCACTACAGCATATCCAACCATCCGGAGTTACCGGAGAGTTGCCCGATAGCGCATTACGCAATCGCTCCAGCTTCACGTATTCCTGAACCCTGTTTCCGTCGCATGCCTGAAGCCATTGCGCAGCCTTTTGCGCATCAGTGTGAAAGGCACAAGTGCGACCGTCATCAAATTGCATTTCGTAGAGGTCAGCAACTTGTTCAAACTGCGTATGTTGTGACTTGTAAGTTTGGCTTACAGGTTCGGCACCATGAAGCATGGCGGCGCGGAGTTTCTGTATCTCCCGTGCCATTATTGCGGCCTGACGAGGAGTGAACATATCACCTGCAATAATTCTGTTTAGTTCCTCGTCAGTGAACTCATAATCATCAGGAACATTGTGAACCTCAGCATAAAGAGGCTTTTTTGTAGAAATGGTCATCGTAAAACATCCTCCGCACTTACCAGTCCGTTTCGCAAAAGATAATCCATCGCCCTATCAGGTAATTTGCAATCAGGTTTTGCTTTTTTCAGTTGGCTGACCAATTGTTTAACCAGCATTGTTAATTCGATCACCTGGTAGCGCGGCAATGGTGAATTATCGGATTTGCCCTGACTGTCATCACTGCATGAATGCCCTTCCAGCCAGGCCAATGCTTGTCGCATGAAATACGCAATATGTTTGCCGTGGTAATCGTCTTCATCGATGTGAAAAGCGATACTGCGGATGTATTCTATTGCATTTTCAATGGCCTCCAACGCTATCGGCGCTGGCGGTGCGGTATAAAACTTCGTCCCCAGCGGCAACAACTTCATCGCTTTTTCTCCCTTAATGATGCGATAAGTTGATTTCCCGCCAAGGTCTACCGTTCCATCCATAACAAGGCCGAGTCGCTTCTCTGAAACCTCACCAATAGGCTCTGCTTCCAGCGATGCCAGAGCAATTCGTGCCAGTTCTTCCGCTTCTTCTGCTGGCAGTACAACGTTGCTACCAGGTCCGTATGTTTCGCGCCACTGCTTGATTGTCAGTAGTCGCTCTTTGGTAATAGTGGTCATGGGTTATCCTCTTAGCGCCACAACGCGCACTTCTGGGTCAAAAGATGGTGCATTCTCATCTGTAACATCAGCAACATGACCTACAAAGTCGTTATACTCACCCTCTGATTGGTCATAGCCCTGCCAGACCACGACAGCCTCAGGAGGCATTTTTCTGAGCTTGCTGATTAACTGCCTAACCGTCAGCGACATCTCACTCTCCTTTGATGCGAATGCCAGTAGCGCGGATAGATTTCCATTGTTTCCACATTCGGTTGAAGTCTGTGCCTGATAAGGTTGCGTTACGGTATCCAGTTTCGGTACGCAATCCTTCAAGCGTCGATTTGGAGATACAAATTGAATGCATTACCCATGATTCAAACAAATCACGCTCCCGGGCTTCGCAACTTTGCTTACTCATCTCTTCGATACGTTCAGCCATCGCAGCACACTCTTCAAAGTTGCTTAATGCTTTTCGCTCCCATTCGGCGCATTGTTTTCCAAGCTCTGCAATCAGCTTGTCTTTGCCTTCCAGCTCAACACGCAGTTTCCCTACCGTTAGCGCAATATCCTCGTTCTCCTGATCGCGGCGTTTGATGTATTGCTGGTTTCTTTCCAGTTCATCCAGTAATGCCAGCACAGTAGCCGGATTGGCTGCGGCGATGAATTCAGCATTGGCCTGCTGTTCCATTTGGAAATCTTCATCGAAACCGCTTTCTGGATGTGCTCCTTCAATTCTGCAAATGGGAAGATATCCAACAACTTCACGATGAATTAACGCATCATCACAATCAAATCGGCTCTCTCCATATTCGAGCGACCATACACCACACGTTGCTTTTTCTGCCTTGGCACGCAGTGCCTGATAGTCAATCAGGCTCACTGGTTGCCTCCTTTGCGAATCTGTTCCGCCCATTCTTCAAGGGATTTCTCCGCATATTCACCGGACAGGCCATCAATCGGGTGCTGTTCATTAGCCAACTCTTCTTTCGCTGACAGAATCATGCGCGTAACGTCGAAAACTTCACGTAAAGACTTATTGATAAATCCGTGGTTGAAAGCAGCAGCAAGACGGCTTGCGGTATAGTTAATCCCCTCGTTGCGAGCCGCCGCACGAATTTCAGCCAAGAAAGCATCGGTGGCTGGTGTTTCAACACGGATGCTGTCGCGCAAGATGAAAAATGCATCAAGCATTCCAGTCTCCGGCACTTCATCCTGATGCTTCTCATACGCATCAAGAGCCTTCATCATCTCAGGTCCGAATGGTTGAGGGTGCGCAGCCTTCAGCCCAGCATTCTCCGCCGCCATCTCTGAAAACTTCTCGTGTGCCAACTTAACAGCCGAATCAGCCTGCTTAATTGAATCAATCGCTTTCTGCTGGTCTTCGGCCAGCGCATTAGCACGCACCAGTTGCACTTCCAGTTGCGTTGCCAAATCGCTGATCAGCTTTGCCACACTGCGCATATCAACGGCACCACATTCTGCTTTCAGTTCAGAAGCCATCTCATGCCCGGCGGAAACTAACCCTTTGATATTACCGTCCATCTTTACCCTCGCTTATCCACATAACTTATTGATTACATTGATAACTAAAAAGATCGTCGATTCAGAACTCTTCGATGTTCCAGCCACCACCTGCTTTCTTTGGTTTAACCGTTACCCCGATGATTCGGAACGGATACTGATCTGCGGCGACTTTGGTTTTCACCCTGGCGTCGTCGGTCCAGAAACCTTTCACTTCGTGCAGTTCCATCTCTCCGGTGGCGAGCATCACAGCGAAATCGGGCGTATAAAACGTGTTGTCAGCCAGCCGCAGCTTGATACCCTCGAACCGATACCAGGCGACTTCCCCTGCACGTTTACGCTGCTCAAGGTGCTGGCAATACGCAGATTCTGTTTTGTTCATCTGGCCTGTTTTGAGTCGACCAAGAGCCTGTATCTGTTTTCTCATGATTTACCTCTAAGGTAATTAAAAACCACATAAGACACGAAATCAATAGATCTAAGAATATTTTGTTACCTATTAGGTAACTATTGAGGCGTAAAAAAATGCGCTATCGCGCTGGTATTACTTGATAAATCCTGCTGCCTTTCCCCGCCTGTATTCCTCCATGAGCCACTGCGCCGGTGTTATTCCCCCAAGGGTGGCGGCGTTAGGCATGCACCCGAAACTTCGCCCTGGTGGATGGTAGACGTCTCTCCCTGTGTCCGGAGGTGTACTCATGGGCTCTGGCTTTGCCTGTATGCTGATCACCGGATCGGGTATCTGCTGTCCGGAAGCCACCTTTTTCGCCCAATCATCGAGCAGCCTGCGCGCGTGTTTCTCAACCTCAATCTCGCTAAGCTGGCGCTGATACATTGCACGGCGGGTATCACATACGACCCAGTACATAACCGGATGCCGCCACGGGAATCTTTCGGGACCACCAGGATATAAACTTTTTTCCTTGCTGTACCGGTGAAACTCCGCCATCACATCGTCAATGGTGACGCCAAGAACCATCTTGCTGTCTTTACACCACTTGATGAATTGCCCTGGCGACGGCCAGAACGGAGATTCACTGGCGCGGGCGTGGCGCATACCAGCAGAAACCTGTTCACGGGTTCGGATCCCCCCTTCGGCAAACGCAGCAATCCACTGCTGTTTTGCAGCAACTTCCTGCTCTGGCGTCTTCAGGTTGGTTACCACTGCCGCCGGAAACAGTTGTTTCAACTGTTTGAAAAGGGCATCAACAAGCCTCTCTGCTGACATGTTCACCACGTTGTCATTGTTGGTGTACTGATGCTCATAACCTGACATGCGAGAAAGGGCTTCTCCGTCACGGTTTTGTATTGCGGTAAAAACGTTGTTCACAAGAAATCCTCCCATGCTTCAGGGCTGTTCCAGTGCGGAACGTTGTTATCAGGTAATGTTGATTGCTTCTGTCTGCTAATCTGCAGCCTCCTTGACAGCTTCTGCTCCCACTGTGCCTGATGGTATGCCTTACCCTCAGCCATCCAGTAAATTCTGAACTCTGCAAGTTCCTGTGCCGTTGGCAGACTGTCCAGGTAGATCCCCTGCAATGAGCTTTTCCGAAGAAAGTCATCTGATGGTTTCCATTGTTCATGCATTACAAATTTGCCTAATTGCCCTAGCCCACCAGGAGGAACAAAGTTATTCATCACGGCGTTGTTTGCGCCGGGGTCATGAGGCACAGAATCCCCGGTTTTTGTCCTGCTCTCCCTCTCTTGGTTAAATGACTGGTTATATGACTGGTTCTGGATCCCGTTTTTGGGATCATTCAACATCCCGTTTTTGGGATCATTCAACATCCCGTTTTTGGGTATATTCCCGTTTTCGGGTATATTCCCGTTTTCGGGTTCATTCCCCCCTTCCCGGTTGCCTTTAATGTTCCCGTTTTTGGTTATATTAAGAGAGAAAACCCGCACTCTTTTCGTCGCTCCCTTTCTCTCTCCGGTATCTGAAATAAGCCCCATTTTCATGAGCGATATAAGCCCGGCCTGCACGGTTTTTTTATTCAGGCAAGTGTCTTTAACGAGTCGTTCTATGCTGGGGTAGCAGAGGTTATATTCATCGGCTCTGTCAGCCATCGAGAGCAGTATGAGCTTTAATGATGAGCTGCCTGGATCTGTCTCCCAGGCCCAATCTGTTGCATGTCTGCTCATGATTAATCTCCGCTATCAGCTTGAATGTTGTGGGGTGGAATTAATCATGATCTGCTTAATCTCTGCCCTGATGCGACGGTTTGATTCCATGGTGCACTCAACACAGTGTCCGTTGTAAACCCAGCGTTCACTGTCATGTCCGTGCTTACATGGTTTTCCGGTGTAGTAGCGTTTAAGTCCGCGCTTTGCGGCATCAATACGTGTAATGATTTCCATGGTAAGCCCTGTTATTAGTATTGGGATTACGGTTATTTTGTGCTGACACAAAAAAAAGATCAACCAAATTTGGTTTTTTATTACCTTTGAGGTGAGAATAGATATGAAAAGACCGCCGGATGACGGTCTACAGAGGGTTGTGGCTGGATATCATGAGTAGAAGAAGTATGCCAGTTCTGCTTTTGAGCGCAGCCATTGTCTTGTTTTACAGGCTTTAAAAAGCCCATTCATCAATACCTTACCTGGCATTTTGCGCTTACCTGTTAAGTGAGTCTGGATATAGTGACTCGTCGTTCCGGCTTCCTGTGCGAAGGCTTCACGCTCATCCGGAGTAAGTGCAAGCCAGTGCTTTTTGAAATCGAAATGTCCGTTATCGCTCATAGCTATTGCCTGATATTTATTTCAGATAATAAATATTCACCCATAAGGTAACAAAAATCAAGGATAGTTACCTATGGGGTGCATTTACCTGTTGGGTAATATTGCTTTAAATTGAATCATCTACTGATTCATATATGAGGCGATTTTCCAGAAAATGAAAAGTATCCAGGACGTCCGCAGGCAAAATCTCAACGACTTGATCGACCGTGAATTCAATGGTGTTCAGACGCGGATGGCAGAAAAACTTGGAACTCAGGCAAATCTGGTAAACCGCTGGGCTCTTGGCAAGAAGGTTATCGGCGACCAGGTTGCGCGAAAAATTGAAGCTGCCGCCAATAAACCCCGTAACTGGCTTGATATCGATCGCTCGCTTTCTCAGGAAGGTTTTCAGCCTGTCGGCCCAAGCGACATTGGTCAGCTGGCGGCTCACAACCTGGAACGCTGGATGAGCGAAAGCCGCGACCTTTCAACACAGGGAAAACTTCACCGCGCATCCGGCGTCGCCCAGGTGACAATCAGCCGCCTGTTAAACAATGAGGTCAGCGTTTCCATTTCCACCCTGGAGAATGTTGCATCTGCATTCGGGCGTCACGGATATGAACTACTGATTCACCCGCACGACCCTGCAACTATCAACTATGACCGCTCGCGCTACGCATTATTACCTGAAACCGAGAAAGCAAAGATCGAAAGTTACATTGAATTTGTCATCAACCAGAACGAAAAAAACAAACAATAAAATCATATTTTTCAGTAAGTAAGCCGCCAAATGGCGGCTTTTTTATTGTCTTTTTAATTACCTTACAGGTAATTTTTTTAACTCATATCTATTGACATCAAACCAAATACGCATAATTATTACCTCAACGGTAACAAGCCGAGGTAACAAGTTATGCAGTGGAAAATCATCAACGGTTGGTACTGCGTTACTGCATGCGGATTCATGAGCTGGAAGTTCCGCACCTTACAGGAAGGCATTAAGTGGGCTTTCGTCAGCAAAGAAGCTCGCGATGTGGCCAACGATAACGAGATATGGGAGGGCTGATAATGAACGTTAATCAGCAGAAAAATCTTCAAAAAATCATGCTGGCATTCGACAAGGACTACCGCCTGTCAGAACAGCTATATGACCGACAAGTTGAACTGATTGAGAGCATCCGACTTCATCAACTGTCCTCAACTTTCGACGTTGTAACAGGCAAAGGCGTTCGTCAGGAAGTACTGGAGGCTGCTAAAGACAGCCCTGAGTTCGAAGAACTGATGGATGCCTATCGGCGAGAGGCAATGGCAATTATCGCCCGCTGGGATCTGGCGGATCAGCTTGATGGACAGAGGGACGCGGCATGAAACCGGGAATTTATTTCGACATCAGCAACGAAGACTACCACGCCGGTGACGGAGTGAGTAAGTCGCAACTAGACATGGTTGCCAAGAATCCGGCGCTTCTTAAATGGGTTCAGGCAGCACCAGAAGACGAAGAGAAAAAGTCTGCACTGGATATGGGAACCGCATTGCACTGTCTGCTTCTGGAGCCTGGAGAGTTCGACAAACGCTTCATTGTTTCACCGAAATTCGATCGTCGGACGAAACAAGGTAAAGCTGACGAAGAGGCATTTCTTCGTGATGTGGCGGATATGGGGATTACGGTACTTGATGCCGAGCAGTGGCGGAAACTGGAGCTGATGCGTGATAGCGCAATGGCTCACCCGGCGGCACGCTGGATGCTGGAAGCACCTGGTTACTGCGAAGCATCAATGTACTGGAACGATGAAGATACTGGTGAGTTGTGCCGCATTCGTCCAGACAAATGGCTGAACGAGCACAACGTGATCGTCGACGTGAAAAAGGTTGCAGATATGGACCGTTTTGCACGCCACATCGAGGAATTCCGCTACCACGTGCAGGACGCAATGTACCGCGAAGGCGCAATGAGGGTTACTGGTCAGCCGCATGGTTTTTTCTTTCTTGCCGTGAGCGAAAGCATTGATTGTGGTCGATATCCGGTACGCGTGTTCGAGCTGGATGCGACGGATGTCGATGCCGGGCACGCTCTGTTCCGCCGGGATCTGAATACCTATCACGAATGCCGCATCAACGATGAGTGGGGCGGAGTGGAAATTATTAAACGCCCTGACTGGGCACGTAAACAGGATATGTACGTATGAGCAACGACATCGCAATCACATCGCAGCCCGGCGCCACTGTAGGAACCGCCGCTGCAATCTTCAGCCCGGAGGGCATGAATCAACTGGTGCGCTTCGCTGATCTGATGGCACAGAGCAAAGCCACCGTTCCGGCACACCTGGCTGGCAAGCCGGCAGACTGCCTGGCCGTGACCATGCAGGCGGCACAGTGGGGAATGAACCCTTTCGCCGTGGCGCAGAAAACGCATGTGGTAAACGGAACGTTAGGCTACGAAGCACAGTTGGTAAACGCGGTCGTATCCTCTTCCAGCCTGCTAGCGACACGCCTGAATTATCGCTGGAGCGGTGACTGGTCGAATGTTAACGGCAAAACAGATAAATCACCGAATCTGACGGTAACTGTGTCAGCAGTTCTTAAAGGAGAAGCAGAACCCCGTGAGCTTACCATCAGTATGGCGCAAGCCGGAGTGCGTAACTCTCCATTGTGGGAACAGGATCCGCGCCAGCAGCTTGCCTATCTTTGCACGAAACGATGGGCTCGCCTGCACGCTCCTGATGTACTTCTCGGTGTTTACACCCCTGACGAATTACAGGAAACGGCACCGCGCGTTGAGCGAGACATTACTCCGCAAACGACCACTGCTGCGGGAATGAACAGTCTGATCAACGCTAAACCAGCGAAAAAGCCTGATGAGCAAACGCGTAAAGCGGATAGCCGTGATCCAGAAGAAATGCTGATGGCCTTTACCAGCGCAGCGATGAATTACAGCACTGTCTCCGAACTGGATAAGGCTTACAAATACATTGCACAAAAACTTTCAGATGATGACGAACTGCTGGCAAAAGCCACCGACGTTTACAGCGTTCGTCGGGAAGAATTAAACGAAACATCTATGTAACCACCACCGCGGCGCCACGCGCGCCGCACTGCAACCAAGAGAGGTATTTATGAAAGGTGCATTAGGTAAGAAGGAACTCCTGGCGGTGGTGCCACTGTCATGGAGCACTATCGACCGTATGGAGCGCGCAGGGGAATTTCCTAAACGCTGGTATATCACCGATAAACGCTGCGCATGGAACCGTGATGAAGTTGAGCGTTGGCTTGATGAACGTCAGGCAGCAAGCCCGGCAGAGTTCCAGGGTAAAAAACCTCCTGTTCAGCAACGTGTATATCGTCCCGTGAGCAACGCGGCATGAGTGTGCTGCTAAGGCACTGGAGCAAATGGTCAGGATGGTACTTATTCCTGGCCTCTGTTTCTGCATGGCTTTATCTGCTGGCATTAATTTTCAGAGATGGTTGGATTAAGTGAGAAAGTTAAGCCGACTTGAAAAATATCACATGAACAAGGTTTCAATGCGCAGCCCTTCAAAGGTTGTTGCCGTTACTCCTGCGGCGATAGAGATCGAAAAACGCGCGATTGAAAGAGAGAAAAAAGGGCAGTTCCGCATTGCCGCCCACCTTTGGCTTCAGTGTATGGATGTTGCTTCTGGTGATGTTGAGCGTGCAAGGATCGCGGTTCGCAGGGACCAATGTATCACAAAAGGTAACGGCCTTCGCCGTGGCGACTATAGCGGCATAGGATGTTGCGGGGTGGTTTATGACTAAGAAATACACACTAATCTATGCAGATCCACCCTGGGTATACCGGGACAAAGCCGCAGATGGTAATCGCGGTGCCGGTTTTAAATATCCGGTTATGAGTGTGCTGGATATCTGCCGCCTTCCTGTGTGGGATTTGGCCGATGAAAACTGTCTGTTGGCCATGTGGTGGGTGCCAACACAACCACTCGAAGCACTAAAAGTTGTTGAAGCCTGGGGATTCCGTCTGATGACCATGAAGGGCTTCACGTGGATAAAATGTGGTAGTCGACAACCAGATAAACTGGTTATGGGTATGGGGCACATGACTCGCGCCAATAGTGAAGATTGCCTGTTTGCGGTAAAGGGAAAACTACCTACGCGCATTAATGCAGGGATCGTTCAGTCATTTACCGCACCGCGGCTTGAGCATTCAAGAAAACCAGATATCGTTCGTGAAAAACTTGTGCAATTGTTAGGCGATGTTTCTCGCATTGAACTGTTCGCCCGCCAGTCGTCTCATGGTTTCGATGTTTGGGGTAATCAGTGCGAAGACCCGGCAGTGCAACTACACCCTGGATACGCGTTGGATATTGGCGGATTAACAAATGCATTCAGCAATGCTCCGCTGTCACCAACAGACAACCAGGGGCGGGAGCGTGCAGCATGAAGCAGATTATGGTTGCACACAACGGCGTCAGGTTTGAAGTCGTCATGGTTTTGACTAAGTACCGCAATGATGAGGTATTGCAGAGAAAAGAAACTGTAACTTACCGTTATAAACACCGAAGTTCAGCTGTTAGAAGATTACGGAAGATTACGGAAGAGCTAAAAAATGATCCTCATCGTGTTATTGAGGTAAAAGGCAACCCATATAAAATCACAACTTCAGTGGAGCTAAGACATATGCAATAAAATCACGCCTGACGAATCGCGATTATCTCGCTATTGGTATTGCAGAGATTGCTGGACTCAGTGGCGCATGATTTGACAATGCCGCCAGAGCTATCGCATACTGACCGCACTAGAACTTCAAAGCGGTCACCCGCACCCGATAGCTTTGCGGCTTTTTTATGCCTGCAATTTGGCATAGTCACATCCGTACAAAGGTCGGGTGGAGAGGCGTAATACAATACCCAAAAGGGGAATATGCCCGGAGCGTCTTTGAAGGCTCTAGTTGACACCCGATCACCAGCTACTAACTGGTGATTGCTAACTAAAACTTCAAAGGAGGTCATCATGACCAGTCAACTCATCCCCGTATTCAACGGCACTATATCTAACGAAACAGCCCTACTTTGCAATGCCCGCGATCTGCACGCTTTTTTAGGTGTTAAAAAGGTGTTTGCAGCATGGATTACAAATCGCATTTCAGAATACGAATTCATTGAAAATCAAGACTATATTTTGCTTTCCAATTTGGGAAAGCAAACATCTGGTAGAGGCGGCCACAACCGCAAAGAGTACCACCTCACCCTCGATACAGCCAAAGAACTAGCAATGGTCGAGCGTAACGAAAAAGGTCGTCAGGTACGACGCTACTTCATTGAATGCGAGAAACGTTTAAGACAACAAGAAACAAAAGTGGAGAAGGTCTTGTCAGGCTTCATGCCCGCCATTATGGAGGCGATCAAGCTGGAAGACAAAAAAGAATACAGCGCCCCACTGAAGCCCGGCTACCGCAGCCTGATTCATTCTCCGTCTGGTGTTCTCGGCCTGACGGAGAACTCACTGCTGATGAATCTGCTGAACCAGTTACAGGAAGACGGGCACGACGTATCGGGCGCGGCGGCGGAGCTGACCACCATGTTCTGCTACATCGTCGGTGTGAGCAAATGCCTGCGTGATATCCAGACCCACGCGGAGTACATCAACGACAAGGCAGGGTTCTTCTGACGGCGGCGGCACAGGGACGTGCCGGGCAAAATTATTCCCCCGCCATCCACTTCTCAAACTTCGACGGGGAGAACGGAATCAGATCCGTATGCTCCCCGTTAATCCAGGAATCAATCATATCGGACCACTGCTGCAACATGTAGGCGCGCTGTCTGGCGTATTCCGCTTTGTTATATACGGCGCGCACACCTTTCTGCTCATGTGCCAGAGCCTTTTCAATCCAGTCTGAAGGATAACCAGCCTCATGCAACAACGTACTGGCTGTACGGCGCATATCGTGTACGGTGAAGTCCTGAATATGCTCACCATCTTCATTTATTATTTTCACCGTTCTGTCGATCAGAGAGTTCAGCGCGGCATTAGATAATGGCTTCCGGAAATTGTAACGACCAGGAACCAGATATTCACTTCCACCAGCGCACATCTGCAACCCGACCAATATATCCTGTGCCTGTTTAGGCAGGTAAATAACGTGCGCCCGGCTTCCCTTCATACGGTCTGAAGGAATTGTCCATGTCCATTTTTTAAAATCTATTTCATCCCACGTTGCATTGGTGAATTCGCCTTTACGAACCATAGTGATAAGCACCAGCTTTAAAGCCATTTTCATAGTGCCCATAGCGCCAATGGCATCCAACGTGCGGAAGAACAGGCCAATTTCTTCTGGTGTCAGTGTTCGCTCTCGTGGTTTAAATATGGCGATAGACGAAGGTTTAATGTCAGCCGCAGGATTAAACAAACCATGACCACGGTCATTGGCGTGACGGTATACGCTGCTGATGATCTCCCGGGCCTGCACTGCTGTTGCCCGGCCACCGCGTTCGACAATCCGGTCACACAAATCACGAACCATCGATGTGGTAATTTCAGCCATCATTTTGTTGCCAAGAACCGGAAGTATGTCACGGTCGATCACCGCCTGCTTCATTGCGCGGGTACTTTCAGCCAGGATGACGTGTTTCATATAACTGTCGGTATGTACCGCAAATGTCTCGGCACCACGAATCTTTTTGATACCGTCACGTTTAGCCGCAGCCGGCGACTGGCCTGCTTTAAGCAGCTTCTTTGCAGCAATCAGTTCTTCCCGCGCTTCTGCCAGGCTGATACCGTCACGCCCATACTGCCCGATTACCAGTGTTTCGCGGCGACCGTTGATACGGTAGTCATAGCGAAACGAGACCGTACCTGACGTAAGCACAGCTACATACAGCCCGTCACGATCGGAAACTTTGTACAGTTTGTCCTGTGGCTTGAGGTTCTTTAATTTTGTATCGGTAAGCAC